AAAGTTGTAAAGGAAGAAGAATTAGAAGAAGCAAAAAAAATGATGCCTCCTGAAATATATGAGGCAGAGTATGAATGTTCTTTTGAAAGTAATGCTATCGGCAGTATTTACGCATTAGGTTTAAATAAAGCTGATGATGATGATAGAATAACAAAAGTACCTTATGATCCTACAATCAAGGTGGATACCTTTTGGGATCTAGGTATGAAAGATAAAACAGCTATTTGGTTTGTTCAACAAAAAGGAACAGCCATACATTTAATAGATTACTTTGAAGATAGTGGTGAATCATTAGAATATTATGCGAATATATTAGATGATAGAGGCTATGTCTATAATACACACTACTTACCTCATGATGCTAATGTTCGTGAAATAGGCACAGGTAAATCAAGAGTAGAAATAGCACAATCTTTAGGCCTGGTTACAAGTATTGTGCCAAAGATGAGTGTAGAAGATGGCATTAATGCTGTTCGTATGACACTTGGTAGATGTTATTTTGACTTTGAAAAGACAAAAGAAGGCCTAGATGCTCTTAGACAGTACAGATGGGCAGTAGATGATAAAGGTGTAACGAAAAATAGACCAGATCATAACTGGACTTCGCATAGTGCAGATGCTTTCAGGTATCTTTGCACAGGTTTACAAGAAACAAAAAACTGGAATACAGAAATTAAATACCCAAATTTAGGAATAGTATAAATGAAATTAACAAAACAACGATTACTCTCTTTAATCTCACAGGAGATTACAAACTCAGTAGGGTTTTATGGGAGTAATTTAACTGAACAACGCAGAAATGCTTTACGATATTACTTAGGAGAGCCTCTTGGTAACGAGATAGAAGGTCAATCCCAAGTGAGATCCCAAGATATGCTAGAAGTAGTAGAAGCAATACTACCAAGCATGATGCGTATATTTACACAAGGGGAGAGTATTGTTCGTTTTTCACCTAATGGGCCTGAAGATGTGCAATATGCTGAACAATCTGGTGATTATATCAATCATATTTTTAATGTTGATAATAATGGGTATTCTATACTGCATACTTTGTTTAAAGATGCTCTTATTTCTAAAAATGGCTTTGTTAAATACTATTGGAAAACATCTAAAGAGCAAAAAAAAGAATCTTACGAAAATTTAACAGAACCAGAATACCAATCACTTATAGCTGATCCTGAAGTAGAAATTGTAGAGGTAGAAGAATCTGATACAGAAATTGATTTAGACAATATTGATGTAGATGAAGCTACTTACAATGTAAAAGTTAAAAGAGTTAAAGATTATGGTAGGGTGGTTATAGAAAATGTACCACCAGAAAGTATTTTAGTAACCTCCACAGCAACAAGTTTAGACGATTGTAATTTTATTGGACAGAGAGTTTTTAAAACACGATCTGAACTAATCAACATGGGATTTGATAAGAAAATTATCAATGAACTTCCTCCTGCTGATGAATTTATTTACAATAACGAAGCAGAAACAAGAAAAAACTATGATGATAGCGATATGTCGCAAGAATATCAAAACATAGATCCTGCTTTAACAGTAGTTCAAGTTGTAGATTGTTATATGAAATGCGATTACGATAATGATGGGATTGCAGAACTTCGTCATGTAGTGGTGGGTGGAAGTGGTGCTAACGCATATCATATTTTAGAAAACGAAGAAATAGAGCAAATACCTTTTGCTATGGTAACACCAGTACCTATGCCACATAAATTTTATGGTCTTTCCATGTATGATTTAATTGGTGATATACAAGAAGTAAAAACAACATTACTTCGCCAAATATTAACCAATGCTTATATGCAAAATAATTCTCGTACAGTTGTTGTAGATGGTCAAGCAAACATAGATGATCTATTAACATCAAGAGCAGGTGGAATAGTGAGAGTTAAATCTCCTGGAGCAGTTACTCCTATGGCTACACCAAACTTTATGCAAGAAGGTCTTGCTATGATAGATAAAATTGATTCTATTAAAGAACAACGATCAGGTGTAACAAAAGTACAAATGGGTTTAGATGCAGATGCAATAAATAAATCACATACAACAGCTACATCAACAAATGTCATGATGAACGCCTCTACACAGCGTATAGAATTAATTGCAAGAAATTTTTCTGAAGGTGTTAAAAGAATGTTTCAAGGTTTACTTACTTTGGTATGTAAACATCAAGACCAAAATCGTATTATTCAATTAAGAGGTAAGTTTGTAAGTATGAACCCTAGAGAATGGGTTGATAGATACAATGCAACAGTACAAGTAGGACTTGGTAGTGGTTCACAAGATCAACGATTAGAAGTTCTAACAAGAGTATTAGGTGTGCAAGAAAAACTTATTGGTACAGGTGGTATGGGTATTGTAGATCCACAAAAAATATACAACACATTAGAAAAGTATTTGGAAAACGCAGGTTACAAAGACGCAAGTCAATTTTTTAATAACCCTGCTAATACTCCCCCTCAACCTCCTAAACCTCGTCAGCCTGATCCTGCTATTCAATTAGCACAACAAGACTTACAAATGCGTCAACAAAAAAATCAAGCTGAATTACAACTAAAAGCAAGAAAACAACAATCAGATGAATTGTATAAAACTGAAAAAATGAATTTAGATCAACAAAAACTAGCTACCGATATAATTAAAGAAGAAGATACAAAACAAATAAAAAGACAAGAACTTAATACAAAAATTATTGACTCAGCTTTAAATGATGAAAGGTTACAATAATGGCTTTTACACCTTTTTTTCAAGGAACTGATGCAACAAATTTAATTCAAGGATATTTGAATAAAAATATTACAGCAGATACACCTTTTAAACCTGCTGACATGAACGCAAACAATGTTTTTCGTAATCCTTATTCCCCTGAAGGTTTTTACGCTAATGATACAGATATGTACCCTGTAAGCACTTATAAACCTCCTGTAATTGATAATGAGGGAATACCAAATTGTGAAGAAGGATATTTATATGATGAAGTATTAAAGGCTTGTCGTTTTGTTGGTTTTTCTGAACCTGCACAAGAACAAAGTAATAGAGAAGAAACAGATAATAGAACTGAAAGCCAAAAAATGTATGATGAAATGAAAAAAGATACATCTATACCTTTTGGAGCAGAAAAATTTATTGAAAAATATAAAATAGGCGAAGATGAAAATGGAAATGCTATTTATAATTTTGATCCAAATGTAGGTAGTGGTTTTGGTGCTTTAAAATTTATTGATATGTTATTTAGTGGTGGAAAAAATAGAGAAGAAAAATATAATACAGCTATTAATACTTTACTAAATCAAACTAAATCAAATTTCTTTCCTGACAGTAATCCTTTAGCTTTTGGTAATCAAAGTGGAGATTTATTTACAATGTATTCGCCACAAAATTATCTTAATCAAGTTGGAGATGTTAAAATACCTGGAAGTAATCAAGGAGCAACAATGAATCAATTACTTGCAACTGTTGGTCAAGGAACACAAGGAACTGGTCAAGGATATGTTGCTCCAACACAACAAGTTAATTCTGGTCAACAAGGAACGCAAGTATCTAATACAAGTGGAAGTTCTTTATTTAATAATGGAATTTTTAATCCTGTGGCTCAACAAGCACAAATAGCACAAAATATCGCAACAAATTTATCAAATACTGATCCTACAACAGGAAGTCCACATAGCACAAATAGTACAGGCTCAGGATTTTCTACTTCTTTAGGTGGATTCTATAAAGGTAGATAGTGGAAAAAGAACAAGAACGATCAATTAAAGCTAAACGAATATTAGAAGATCCAATGTTTGTTGAAGCAATACAAAAAATTCGTCAGGATTTAGAATTACAATGGCTAAACTCTGACTTAAAAGATTCAGAACAACGAGAACATATTTTCCTCATGAGAAGAATGACAGAAGTTGTTGTGATGCAGTTGCAATCTGTTTTAGAAACAGGAAAATTAGCAACAAAAAAATAAAAGGAGAATACAATGGCAGAACAACCAGAAATGGAATCTGCAACAGATAATCCTTCAAAGGAAACTGTTGTACCAACGCCCAAGCCTCTAAACACACAAGGAGAGGTAGCTGACGCCCTGAAAAACTTACTAAATACAGAAGCCTCTAAGAATCAGGAAACAGCAAGTGAAGAACCAACAAAGGAAGTAAGTGAATCGGAAACGAATAACGCTGATCCCTTTGATGATGATGAACTTATAGATCAAGTTGAAGAAGATAACACTTTAAATAGTAATCAGGAACTTTATAAAATTAAGGTCGGAGATCAAGAATTAGAAGTCAGCCTAGATGAACTTAAAGATGGGTATTTTCGTCAACAAGATTATACTCGTAAAACCAATGAACTTTCTAGCAATAGAAAATCAGTTGATGAACTTAAAAATTCATTAACAAGGAATAACGAGGAGGCAAAAATCAAAAGAGATCAATACGAAAAACAACTTCAAGTATTATCTGAACACTTAAAGACTACTGAAAACCAGGTAGATTTAGATAGGTTGTATCAAGAAGATCCTGCTGAATATGTCAGAGCAAAAGCCGAGATAGATCGTAGGAAAGAAATGATGGAAGCTACTAGACAAGAGCAACAACGATTAAACTCTGAAAAACAAAGAGAGCATGAAAGAAATTATAATGTTTATTTGGAAAAAGAAAGAAATCTTCTTGCTGAAAAACTACCTATTTACAGCGACAAAGAAAAAGGCCCTGAGTTCGTAAAGAACCTTACCAATTTCGCAAAAGATATTGGATATACAGACCAAGAAATTTCAATGTTAGTAGATCATAGAGCAGTTCTTATGTTAGCTAATGCCTATCGTTATAATAGGTTAAAAACAGCTAACGCAAAAAATAAGAAAGTAACTAGAACTCCAAAAGTTGTAAGTTCATCTAGTCCTAAAGTTGTTGAAGAAACAAGTGATGTTGCAAAGCGTATTAACTCTAAAAAAGCAGTTCTGAGAAAAAGTGGAAAAGTCCAAGACGCAGTAAGCATTTTCAAAGAAATGTATTCTTAACAATTAACTAATAGGAGATAAGTATATGGCACAGCCAACAAATACTTTTGATACTTATGATGGCGTTAATTCAATAAGAGAAGATTTAGCTGATGTAATCTATAATATTTCACCAACTGAAACTCCTTTTATGAGCAACGCATCAAAAGGTACAGCGACTAATACTTTGCATGAATGGCAAACTGACTCATTAGCGTCAGTTGCAGTAAATGCACAAGTTGAAGGTGATGACTATGCAGGTGAAGCAAGATCTGCAACTACAAGACTAACTAACTATACTCAAATTTCATCAAAATCAGTAACAATTTCTGGTACTGATGATGCTGTTGATAATGCAGGAATGGGAACGCAAATTGCTTACCAACTTGCTAAAATGGGTAAAGAAATCAAGCGTGATATGGAAAACGCTATGGTTGGTATTGAACAAGCTAAAGTAGCAGGTAATGCTTCTACAGCTAGAAAATCTGCATCAGTAGGTACATGGTATGGCCCTGCATCACCAACTAACAACTATTCTAAAAATGGATCACCTTCAGCAGTTCCTCTAGGAACTGGTGCTACAGCAATCGCAGGTGGTACAAATAGAACTTACACCGAAGATTTATTAAAAGCAGGTCTTTTAGTAGCATTTAATAATGGTGGAGAACCTGATACAGTTCTTATGACAGCAAGTCATAAACAA